AGAATTAATTTTAATCAAATATTCTTCATCTATCATTATTATTATTATTATATTTTAATTCTTGAGGAGAAATAAAATATTCTTCATCTATCATTATTATTATTATTATATTTTAATTCTTGAGGAGAAATAAAATATTCTTTTCTTTTATTTAACATCAAATCATCTGTTAATTTTCGATTAATAAAATTTCGAAAATTAGTACCTTTTATCATTTCTTTAATAAAATGAATACAATACATTCCACATTGATAATTTTCTTTTTGATGGGCAGTATCATTATAAAAATATTTAAATTTTTTATTTATTTTCTCTCCTTGTTTTTTAATTTTTGATATTAATTTTTCAACTTCATTTGGAGGTTTATTACCATATGAATCATAATAATAAATACCAGGTATTCCATTTAAATTTTTACCATGTATATCTGTATAAAATGAAATCCAATGTTCTCCAGATTCATCATGGGGATCAGTATTAAAAACAATTCCAATTTTACTGATACCATTTGTTAAATGATCTTGTAAATCTATATCACATAAATGACTAACAGAACAATTATCAAAATCAATAGGGACAGCTCCATAAAAATAAAAATCATCGTGTTTTTTCTGATATTGTCCTAAACATTTTTCAATATCATCTGTCCTTAACCATGTATTGTAATCATTTAACCATTTATCAGGCATAAATGGTTTGAAACTTTGTTCAAAATGAGTTTTATGTTCTCCAAGTAAAGACATTAATTTTTTAAAACTTAACCAACAAACTTCTGAAGAACAACCTGTCATTTTTTTTAAAATTTTTGAAATTTCATTATGAATATCCGTAATAGAAGAATCTAAATCTATTTCTTCATAATCATTATTTTTATCTTGTTTTATCATTTTATTTACTTTTTCAGCAATTTTCATTATTAATTTATCATCCAAACAACTATAATTATGGTCATCTGAGATAGGAGAACAATGATCTTTTTCAAATAATTCTATTGTATATCCTCCAAGTTGTGTCATCTATATTATAATTTATAAATTTATTTAAAGTCATTCGTTATAATTAATATAAATGGATATTATTACTATGAGTGAAAAAAAACATAAAATAACATCTCTAGTTCAAGAATTATTTGATGATTATAATCGTTTAGAAGAAGTTCATACACAATTTAAATGTGAAAATGATCTAAAATTGAGAGAAAATATAAATACCATTCGAAATCAAGAAGATCAAATTAAAGAAAAAGATCTTAAAATAAATGATCTTGAAACAGATATCTCCAATAAGAAAATTCTTATTAATGATTATGAAAAAATGATAAGAGATCTTGAAGATAAAATACAATATATGTTACATGAAAAAGAAGAGGAGGGTAGATTTGATATGTTAAGGGTTCAAGCAAAAACTATTCATGAAAAAGAAAATGAAATTGAAAGACTCAATCAGTTATTAAAAAAAAAGGATGAAAAAGAAGATAAAAAAATAAATAATGTTTTTGATATGATTCAAAATACTTCTGATGAAATATTAATTCAAGAAAAAAATTTACCTAATCAAGATGATTCTGGACTAAATCCTGATAATGAACAAATTGAATATGGTGAGTGTGCGACTGATATTGCTGCCGATAGAATGGCGTTATCTATCGACAATTTAAAAGAATCATCAGAAGAAAGTAAATCAGAAGATGAAGATGATGATTACGAAATATTAACTTATCGTAAAAAAGAATATTGGATTAAAAAAAATGAAAATCCACAGTATGTTTATGAAGTATTAGAAGAAGATGGTTTGGGTGAAAAATTAGGTGTTTATCAAAAAACAGGTAATGGAAAGATGAAAGTTTTTTTAGATAAAAAATAATCAAACTGTATTTATAGGTGTTGCTAGAGGAGGATTAAAATATTGATCTGGTCTTCCTACCATCCCATGAAACCAATGTTTTCTACTAGTTTCATCTAAGAATTTAATATAAAATTTATATTTGTAATCTCTCCCAGGGAAAATATCATCATAAGTATATAATTTCCCATTCCAATCATTCTTATAACCATAAAATTCTTTGATATACTCGGTGATGTCTAGTTTTTCATCTTTATTTTTCCATATTTGTGCTAAAATTAAATTTGGTCCTTTATAGTTTTTATAATGTTCACAATCAATCATATTTAATATAATTAATATATATATTTTTTAAGTATTCTTTATTTTTTCTCTGAAACAATTTTTATAATAATCTTGACTTTTTATTTCATTCAAATCTAAGTACATTAAACAAATACATTTTGGATTACAGGGTACAAATTTATTGGATTTAATCGTAATTGCTCTATTTACGATTTTCCCTACAACATTCGAATTTTTTAGAACAGGATTCATTTTGAATTGTTTTATAATTTAAAAATAAAAATATATATCAAATTTATAATATGGTTAAATTTAAAGACTATCCAGATTTTAAACCTAATCTTACTCCTAAACAAGTATTAAGAATGGGTTCATTTGGAGGGACTTATTTCAGAAATATAAATTCTGGTGTAACTGGTAAAAAACATTCAGGTAAAACGGCAATAAAAGAATATCCAAAAGATTGGTTTAAAGGAATAGATATTGAAAAGAAAATAACTTCTCAAACATATGATAAGAATGTAAATACTTACAAAGTAAAATGTGGTTCTTCATTAGAAGATTGGGAATCTAAAGATTGGATTAAAAAACAAGATCCTTATGGTTGGTTTCAATGGTATTGTAGATTTTATATGGGACGAAGGACTAAAGATGATCAAAGACAAATTGATAGATGGTCAAAAATAGCTGGACCTAAGGGACGATTTCGTAGAAATTTAATGAATAAAGTTATAAAATCTGGTAAGAGTTATAATGATAAAAGTGTTTCACCTGTTATTAGACAGGTATTACAACATTGGGGATATAAATTAACAAAATCTCATTTAGATTCTTACAAAAAATCTAGGTAATAGTATAAAATGAAGTTAAGTTATCAAATTATGCCTTTTAAGAATGAAGAAAAAAGAAAAGAAGTAATTTTAAAACTTTTAATAGGAGGATCTAAAAATTTAAATCTAAGAGATAAAGATCTTTTAAAATATAGAGGAGAAAAAACCGTTGATATAGAAAATAGTCTTGAAGAAGAATTTGAAGAACAATTAAATCATCCTTACTTTAAAGGTTATAAAGATTGTGTTGAATTTTATTTGAATCCAATTGATGTTTCTGCTGGAAAACCTCTTTATGCAGAAGCAATATTTGAAATAAATTGGGGATCTAAAAGTAGTTACGCGAAAGGTCATATGGGTGGTGCTCAATTATTTATAGCATTAAATTTAGACAAATTTAATAGAAAAAATAAAAAAGGAATAACTGAAGTTCTAAAAGGAACTAAAGATGAATCTTCTCCTTTAAGTATATTAGGAGATGGTGATTCGGAAGTTTTTAAAAAGATTACTGAAATGTTAAAATCAGGATCAAAGAAAAAGAAAGGCAAGGGTACAAAGAAAGGCAAAGGAACAAAGAAAGGCAAAGGAACAAAGAAAGGCAAAGGAACAAAGAAAGGCAAAAAGAAGGGTGGAGGTTATAAATCTAAAAGAAGAAAGAAAACTAAAAGAAGATAAATAAATTTATTCTGAATCTGAATCTAATAAATAACTATTATTAATTTGTTCTTGTATTTCTTTACTAATTTCAATTACATTAGTATTTTTTTCTTCTTTTTTCTTTTTTTGTTTTGATTTTCTTTTATTTTTTCTTTCTAATTTTTTATCAATTAATGATTGATTACCAATTTTACGATAATGTTCAACATCTTCCCAAAAATCTATAATTTTGGGCATTGTTTCCATCCACCATTCTCTATCTCTTAAGACCAATGTACATTCATATCTGTCAATCCTCCACCAATTATATTTAATTTCAGAATATTCATTTTTATAATTTTTAATTATTTCATCTGACCACTTTTTAAGATCATCATATGATTGATCAAATTTAGAATATTCATAATTATATTTTTTTTCTTTTTTATCATTATAAGATATAAATGTTAAAACTAAACCTTTTGGAAGATTATATTCGGTATATCCTTCTTTAACTTTCTCATTTTCTAAATATTTGTCATTTTCATATTCTTCTTCAGAATTATATTCTAAAAGTTTAACTTGTAGAAAATCACATTCTTCTAAATCACAAGTTTCTAATTGACCCTGCATCTGCATCCAATAATGTTCAGGAACTTCTTTTGTAAATTTTCTAACTGGAGGACATTTAATTTCTAACATTCTTCCAATATATTCTTCGGATGAATTTTCATCACAAATTCCATCTGGAGATGCACCAAAGATTTTAAATTCAGGATGAGGAACTAAACCAAATTCTAAAACATTTACATTATTTATTTTTTCATAAAAGGTTGTTGCAACTGGTTCATATTTAACACCCCATTCAATAATATCATTCGAAAAATAGGGTAAAGGATCTTTTGAAGACTTATCAATTAAAAGATCTTCTTTTGTTTTAAAATGTCCTTTACCTAACGCATCTGCTAAAGAACTAGCTGTTAACATTGTTTCTCTCATTTTATACCATTCGGGTGTCCTTTGTTCCGGTAATTCTAATTTCTTAAGTTTTTCAAGTTTATATAAGATATTCATCTTATTATATTCATGATCAAAATATTGTCTAACGATACTGGTAATGGTATGTTTCACAAATTGATTTAAATAATAAATACTAGAATCATCTAAAATAGAATCTTGTAGATTATATTTTAAAATAAGTTCTGAAACAATCTTATTTCTAATGAGAGGAGAATTTTCTATAACTCTATAAGCATATTTTTTACTTACAGAAGATTCATTAACATAATTAGAAACGTAATTTGAAACATATTCATTTATTTCACTTGGAATGATCATTGTTTATACTATAAGTATATTATAATAATATACTTAAATAGTTAAATAGTAATC